TACCTGAAGTTCCATCTGTACCACTAGTACCTGATGTCCCATCAATTCCTGAAGTCCCTGATGTTCCATCAATACCGCTAGTACCTGAAGTTCCACTAGTTCCTCCTGTAAAATTAATTGTTACATTACCTCCGCCATCATTAATAACTGAAGCCCCTGAAAATGTCATACCTGTAACATTAGTTACTGTTACACCTGACGTGGCATCATAAACTGTAAGAGGACTACCTCCACCTGATGTGAATCCTGAAACATTTACTAAAGAACCATCACTATTATTAAGGGTTAACGTTTCAGTACCACTGTTATATGTTCCACCTGTTATAGCCCCATTAAAACCTGATATTGATATTGTACCTCCGGTACTATTGAATAAGTCTAAAGTTGTTGTCGCAGAATAATATGTACCTCCTGTTATTTGAATATCAGTAGCACTTACAATTCTCCATCTGGCATTATCTCTTGTAACTCCATTAACCCCTTCAATTGTTGAACCTGTCCAAGCACTAATAAAATTTTTACCCGCTTGTGAACGGTTATTAACTACCGTTGTATAATCTGTTTGGGTAATTGCAGAATTACCAGTTAAACCCGATAAATTATTCCAAAGAGTTTCATAATTAGGAATAACATATTGGTAGGAAGTATTTGTTTCTTGAACCCACACTTCCATACCCAATCTTCTTCTACCTGATGATATATTATCCGAATTTAAACTAATACTGTCCGGTGAAAATGCACTTCCCGTTCCTTTAGTAAAATTAATCGGTATCGTATTTGCAGATAACTGAATCTGCGCAGGATAAGTAGAAGCTGTTAAAATTAACTCTAAATCGTTTAATTCCCAAACCTCCATATACCCCCCAATATTCAAAACCGAGAATGTATTACCAAACGTAACCGTCCTACCTACAGTATCGGTCCCTGAACTTTGAGTTAATGAAATCGGATTCTTATATTGAAATGCCATATTATATTATATTATATTATTGTTTTATATTATTGAATATTATGTTTTTGTATCACCTTTAAAATATATTGTTGCTCCTAATGGAAGTGTTGCCGGTACTACAAAATTCCAAAGAACTCTATATGTCCCTGCAGGTAATATTGACCCTATCGGAACATCCACATCGATTGCAGCATTACCTAAATCCGGAATACCATCTGAGAATATATTACTAGTACAAGGACTTGATGACCCAACATCGACCGTCATATTAGTTAATGTATTTCCAACCCCTGCGAGTGGAATCCAAATACTGTAATCATATTGTACATTAGGATTAACATTACTTGTTGTAACCTCAATAGTTCCAAACGTATATTGATTTTGAGAACATCCAAACGTATCGGTACCTGAACCCGAACTCTGTCTAATATTTCCTGTTAAATTAGTTACACTAGTAATAAAATTACCCGAACTTCCGGTCCATCCCGGATATTCAATGTAAGTCAACATATTTGACTCGTAATTACTACTTCCCGGTATACCTCCACTATTTAAGAATCCATACCAATCAGCACCATTGTCAAACATAAATTGACCTAAACTATCTTGAGACGTTGAATCTAATGCCTCAGGGAATAGATACGCCTTAAATAAACTAGTTGTTTGTGACGGTGTTTGAGTCAGTGTCGGAGTATTTGTTGGAGTCTGAGTAGGAGTTTCCGTATTAGTTGGAGTTTGAGTTTGAGTTGGTGTTTGAGTCGGAGTTTCAGTAGTTGTTGGAGTTGGAGTGTTTGTAGGAGTTTCCGTATTAGTTGGTGTTGGCGTATTTGTAGGCGTCTCGGTATTAGTAGGCGTCTGAGTCGGAGTTTCCGTATTAGTTGGTGTTGGCGTATTTGTAGGAGTTTCCGTAGTTGTTGGAGTTGGAGTGTTTGTAGGTGTTTCTGTATTAGTTGGTGTTGGCGTGTTTGTAGGCGTCTCTGTATTAGTTTGAGTTGGGGTCTGAGTTGGTGTTTCTGTATTAGTAGGTGTGTTTGTATTAGTTGGAGTCGGAGTTTGTGTTGAAGTTTCTGTATTAGTTGGTGTTGGCGTGTTTGTAGGCGTCTCTGTATTAGTAGGCGTGTTTGTAGGCGTCTCTGTATTAGTTGGAGTCGGAGTTTGAGTTGGAGTCTCTGTATTAGTTGGAGTTGGTGTTTGAGTAGGTGTTTCTGTATTAGTTGGCGTTTGAGTTGGAGTTTCCGTATTTGTTGGTGTTTGAGTAGGTGTTTCTGTATTTGTAGGCGTTTGAGTAGGAGTGGTAGTATTAGTTGGAGTATTTGTCGGTGTTTGAGTTGTTGTTGCCGTCGGTGTCGGAGTAACCGCAGCAGCATTAGTAGGCGTATTTGTTGGAGTTTGTGTTGGACTTGGAGTATTAGTTGGAGTACCACATTGAATTGTAATAATAACACCGTCTAATAATTCATTACGGGTAACATCAGAGTAATATATTATATCGTCTAAATATACATTAAATGGTCCTATTGAATTTGAGTTTGGTGTTAACTTAACAATATACTGAGAACATCCAACAACCGATAATTGTTGTTCGATTTCAGCGGTACACCCAGGTGCATTATTGGTAACAAGAATAGAATATATTGACATTCGATGTTTTTATTAAATAAATACCACAACAATTCTATTTCAGTTACAATTAAAGTAAAAATGAAAATTTTATTATTAAGTATTGTAATTATTGCTCTGTAATGGTAATATTAACAATACATGACACCAAGTTAATAGTGATTTCAAACGCACAACCAAAAGTACAATCAAGTATTTTAAAAATCTCACAATCGTTATCATCCACTAACAATAACATAATTTCAGGAGCGGTATTAAATATTGTTGGTATTACAGTATTATAGTTAACTGTTGGAGGTACAGGACCTGTTCCAATAACTCCTAATAAACTACGATTATTACCATATACATCAGCTATGTATACACTAATTGGGTAAGTCCCCCCCGATATTTCATCAATTCTAATTTGTGTCATTATGTTAAGCAAATTATATCATATTCTATTATCAAATCAATAACAATTTCTTGACCTATTAATGTGTCATTACCTCTTGCCGTTTCAATCGTTATTATATTATTTGAAGGATTAACAACAACACTACCAATACCCGGAATACTTAATAATAACTGAGTTATTGTATCATAATATAAGTTATCATCAGGAACATTACCTAATGATGTAGATGTATAAAATGTCTCACTCGTCGTTAAATCTAATGGAGTTACCGAAACTTTAGCAGTAAACGTGGCACTAACTAAATCACAACCTGTATTATCAATAGTTAAATCATAAAACCCTTCATTTAACATTTGTAATATTCCAAATTTAGTTGGCGATTCAATGTTAAACACCTCAGCTCCCATAACATATGTTTGATAAGACGTTAAACTAACATTACAACTAATAGTTGTTGTACGAGCTAATGAACATCCATCATTTCCAACAACAGTTAAACTGTATGTACCTCCGGTTAATCCTGATACTTGGATTTGTTGTGGGTTATTTGGAACATTATCAGACCAATAAAAACTGAATGGTGTTACTCCTTGATTAATAAATGCAGTAATTTTACCCGAATTACCGGTACCACAAGATGTACTATACAAAGAAAAATCTAATGGACTACTTCCAAGAATTAAAATGTTTGCGGTTTGGATACAGTCATCCGCATCCGACACACTAACAACGTGATTACCCGCAGTTAAATTATTAAAAGTCACTGAAGTTAATGTAGTGTCAATAATATCATACACACCATTATCAATTGAATAATCTAACGGTAATGTAGAACCCGGAGTGGTGAAGATAGTAACAGCACCGTTTGTCCCTCCACAAGTAGTCCCCGATACCTGAGTAGAAATTGTATATTTGTTTTCGGCAATAATTGTAACCTCTTCAAGGTAGGCACATCCTGAACTATCAGCGACAGCAACACTATATGTACCTGAAGACAAATTAGAAAATAATTGAGCGGTTTGAGTACCACTTATACTTGAGGTTGACCCACCCGGAGAAACTAATGTATAAGTATACGGTGTTACACCACCAACAACTGAAATTAATATCTCACCATTAACACTAGAACAAGTTGAATTTGTTGTATTAACACTAACAGAAGATATTGAATTTACCGAAGTAATTGAAGTAGTAACATTTAATTGACATAGTCCAGCATCTGTAACTGAAAATCCATACTCACCTGACGATAAACCTGAAATTGTATATGTTTGAGAATAAGATATTAAAACATCCCCGGTAGACGCAGAATAATAATAAGGTGCAGTTCCACCTGTGACAGTTAAACTTATTGTTCCGTCCGCGTCAAAACAATTTGGTGGTGTTGAAGTAAAAGTCCCAAAACCTAATTGACTAACATTAACTACGGTCGCACTCTTACTTAATTGACAACCATATCCATCAGTAACAGTTACAGAATATCCACCGGCAGTTAAACCCGTTATTGTATTCCCACTTGCGCCAGTATCCCATAAATAAGTAAATGGTGGTTGACCTGTAAGACCTGTAATAGTAATTTTACCTATTGGAGTACCTCCACAAGCAGAATTTGGAACCATGTATAACCCATAGTTTAATGGTTCTGACTCTTCGACTATAAAATTTTGGCTTCTACCCGTACAACCTCCAAGGTCCAATACAGTCATGTAATATGTTCCGGCAGTTAAACTACCAAAAACCACATTATCTTGATTTGTTGTGGCAGATTGACTAAAAACCCCATCACCGTGATAAAGATAATAATTAGTTGATGAATATTGTGTTGTTGAAGTTCCTGTAACCGAACCGTTATCTAACGAACAAGTTGTGTTACCAACATTTAAAATACTAGAACAAACACCACTTGAAACCGGAATATTAATAAATTCTACTTGGTTTGTAGGTAATGTACTATCATTAACCCTAATACTATAAGTCCCACTTACTAAATTTGTTTTAGTTACTGATGATATATTATAATCAGTTGATAATTCAGGTGTAATCCACTGTACTGTATATGGGTCAGAACCACCAGATATGATAAGGTTAATTATCCCAGCTGAGGTATTATTACAATCTCCTGTTACATTTATGTTATAATTAAATGCCATTAGTTACTATTACAATTTATATTTATTTGTATCCCTGCATATAAGGTAAGGGTTTCATTTATGTTTCTTTCAGTACAAGTTAAACTTGTCACTATTAAATCATTCCCTCTTATTTCACCTTGAAACCCATAGTCATATAACAATGGTAGATACTCATATACAGAATTTTTCCACATCTCATTTGTTGGAACATCCGTATATCCATAACCAACATAATTTGTGCCATCCGGATTCAAAACCGGTTCTTTAATTAATACCTCATTTTCAATTCTTAAATCAACGTACCACTCGGTTTGAACTGAATTTTGAATACAATCATTTAATGTATATCCACTTTGGGATAACATATTATTAATCCTATTCGCCAAAATACTGTTAAAGTTCCCAACATCAGGGTCTCCATTTAACCAAGGAAATAACTTATAATTAGTTCGCTCAGTAGTACAAGTGTAATCAAATATGTTTGAAATAATAAAACATGGTGTGACAGGTACAGGAACAAATTGGCAGCCTCTTTGTCTTCTATAAACAAATTTTTGTTTATGTAAGATTGAGTTTTCCATCTTAACCCCTGAATTCCAAATTGTTGTTGCCGGCACCATTTGTTCTGCCAACTTCATCCAATAAGGACCAATACCATTAACATAATCAATTAACTTTTGATATGTATATTTGTTATTAGGTAAACCAACAGTTTGTTCGGATTCAATATATTTCCACCAAATTGATTGGAGTACCGGATATCCCCCTGTTTTACCATCACTGATGTATTGTCTATTCCTAACATTAATCATATTCTCCCAAAATGTTTGCGAGAATTCAAAGAATGTTTTCTTTTTAGGCTCAGGATTAATATAAGTCCAATCCACTCCACCCGGAACCGGATAACCAACGGTTAAACCTGATTCAGGAAATGGGTAATCATACTCTACCGATTCTTTCCAAACATCATATAACAATCCTTGTGATGGATTTAAAAATAAGTCGACATTCTTAACATTCAATACTAATCTTTCATCGTCAACAAAATAATAAGCATTATAATCAGCACTTGTTGAAACTCTTATTTTAGTATCCTCCTCTAACCATGACTTATTGTTATCAACTACTTTTTGTAATTTAAACCCTTCAGTCATATAAGGGAAATCCCTGAAACGGTCTAAATATGGTTGACCATAAGTAAACGGTTGTAATTGAGTTTGAATATTATAGTTTTGTCCGGTATAAACCGCACCTGTAATAACAACCTTATCAGGACTTCTGTGTTGTGGTGTTGATTCATACCATCCGGAACCAACTTGGAAGAAATAACTTTCAGTATTTACCGGTGCTTTTGGATATCCAAAGACATCAATAGGGTATTCTGATAAACGAATTGAAACGTCTTCGTAAGTCGCACTTGATGTATATCCCGAATAAACTCCACCTTTAATTCTATAGGTATCACCAGGCAAATATGAAGGAACTTTATTAACATAAGTACCTCCTGATATCGAAGCCCATTGAACATAGAATTGGTCTAAATTAATTTTTTGGTCAGCCAAATAGATATGCTCATTAAACTCAATTAAAGAATCCGGAGCACCAATTAATCTTAACATAAACTCAACTGACCTTCTCGTACCTTTTGATTTAAAAAGGTAAGCAGCATTCAGAATTAAATTACGGTAAAAAGCGTAATTTATCTCAGTTGGAGTAAGGGCTCTTGCATAACCAGGGTAGGTTGGAGTTGCAGTATTACCAAACACAGAACTTAAAAAATCCTCATCTGTAATTGGTGAAAAATTAGATGTCCACCCTAAGGTTTGTGCCAAGTTTACCAATAATTGAGATGGTATGTCGTTTGACGGATTGTAGTTAACCGAATTCATATATGCCAATGCATCAATGAACTGTTTTATTTGGTCAAAACTTCTTCCGTAAATTTGAAATATTTTTTCAACCTTTTGACCTAAGGTATCAAATTCTTTTAACGAATCTGTAACTAAAAATCTTGAGATTAAATTTGTTTTAAACGAATCTAAATTAACAGCAATTTCATCTAATTGGGTTAAGTAATCATCAAACAAAAATGAACGAATGTCTAAATTCCACACTCCATCTTTAGGCCAAGTTACTTGTTGATAATTCGTATAGAACTCACCATTTTCAGTTTGGGCAGGAACTTGGAAAACCGCAGTATATTCCGGTCTTATTAATCTATTCAATAAGAATTTTTCAACCTCATCAAAACTTTCAGCAAAAATTCTATCAACAACTAAGTCATTAGGTCTAATTTGAAAATCCTCATTTATCGTACTTGCAGTAGTACCAAATGGTGCCCCTGAAACATAAAATGAAATGTATCCTGTACTTAATGTTGGTGATGGTTGGAATGATACAATCTTAAAGATGTCATCATTAATACTAACACAATAATCTAAATAAGTGTTATACAAATTTCGATAAGGTGATGTAGTTATTTCCCTTAAGTTTAAGTTAGTAGCCGCACTAACTGAGTAATCAATATCAAAAGGATTATTAATCCTATCGACATTCACTTCAAAATATGTTTCATCATTAACCGAATCGTAAGAAATGTTAACCGCGGTTGCTCCGGTAACAAACTCTAAGTTATTAAATATAACATCTAATGAAGCAGGAAAATAATGAATTACTTTAGTCGCCGATACTTGAAATCTCTTACGTAATGAACCATACATTGAGAAATTAAGAACTTGAGAAACATCATAATTAGGATAAACCCTAAATTGAGTCGCAATAATTCTTCTACTTTCAGCAACATCCTCAATGTTTAATGATTGTAAACTTAACGGTTCAGAAAATGCCCCTACATTAAAGTTTCTACTAACTTTTTCAGTAACCGATGTAGTAAACTCAAAATTACCTTGCGTTAAACCTCCTCCCTCAACAGTCTGTAAACCTACAATGTTGTCGGAGAAAGTCGCAGCCCCACTTCCGGGTCTCGGCGGATAGAAATATTTTGTCGTATTCGTAGTTACTGCCATTAAGTTGTTATATTTGTGAAGTTTTTACTAAAATCAATATTATTACCTCTATTCTGTCTAACTTCATATAACAACGCATTAAATTGGTCTCTAACCTCGTATAAGTTGTATTGTCTGTAAATGTTATTAGCAGAGTCGTAGATTGTGTAGATACCATCATCAATTGATTTGGTTTGATTACCATAAAGAGCAATTGCAAGAGATGATATGTCGTATTCAACCATTTCTATTTCCAATGTAATTGGATTAAAAAATGTATTTGAAATTATAATATCTTGGCTAGGTTGACCAATAAACGGTGTTGCGTTTGGTTTGTTTGTTGGTGAAGATGACGGTGATAAAGTCAAGAAAAGTAAATTTGATGAACCGTCAACATATCTATATCTAATCGCCTTTTGTTGAGTATTAACTTCGTTTGTTACAACAGGTTCACAATAGAAACTTGAAGTAACTACTCTAAAGAAATTTGGAATTTTTGACCCGTCCGGATTTAAGTATTCGATTCTAAAACCAACTAACCCTTGAGGAACAAATTTATTTTGATATTGTGTTGGTACATTTGCCAAATCAATTACCAACCCTTTAACATTTGGAAGAGCACTTAAAACTCCACAATCAGTAATTACAGTTCTAATTTGAGCAGGTCTTAAATAAAGGGTATAAAATCCTAAAGCATTAAACTGACTTGCAGGTAATGTTAAATTATACAACCCACCTAAAACCTCAACACCGGCATTACCACCTGTTTCCGAATTCTCAAAATAAGGTCGTAAAATAGTTTGAGCATCTAATTTTGTTAGGACAAAGGCATCCGTAACGTCCCTACTTGGGGTGTAATTCATTATGATTTCAACATCCGCTGGTGAAACATCTGACGGTCTTATAGTACCATAGCTTCCAATTGCCATATCTTCTTATTTAATTTATAAATAGTTTAGTTCTTTTTTTCATTTTAGTTTTCTTTGTTAATCACATTAAAAAAACCATATCCGTAATTAATCATATCCCCCAAGTTATCTACCTCCCCAAGTCTTTGTATTCTTTCGTAAGCACTATTCTTACCTCTTTCAACAAAAACGTTAGTTTGAACTTGAGCTTGGTCAATTACTTTTAATAATACCTCATCTTTTGTTATTGGAACCGCAGTTAAATTATTGTCAGTTAATCCTGACGATTGTTCAAAATAAATGGTGGTCCCATCAATATAATCATAGTAATTAACTGTATTAACTGTATAGGCGGTGTAAATTGAAGTGACATCTGTAATTGCCCCCCATATTTGACCGTTACTAATAACCGGAAGTCCAATTCTATCATTAATACTTAATGTTCCATACGTCTTTAATTCATTAATTCTCGATTTTGTAATACCTGAAATTGTGAATGGTATTGAGACGTAATTATTTGATGTTTGAGCACTAACCTCATTTATCGCATCTCCCGAAAATATGTAATTATACGATACAGAAGTACCAATCCAATTACCTGATGACGGAGCAAAAAATGCCTCTCCCTCAGGATTATAGATAACAACATCACTAAAAGGAACCGTAATTGTTTTTGAAACTGTTGTAATTCCCCATGGATTTGTTTGTTCTAATTTAATCGTATATTGTTTAGGTAACTGAGGATATGTATGATTAATTGAATTAGGTGCGTAAGTTGTTATTGTTTGTTTTGGTGAACCATCACCCCAATCAATAATATAAGCAGATAACTCTAAAAATTTTTGGAACTCGTCAGAAGTGTTATAAACATTAAAAACATAAGGACTTGACGTTGTTGATGAAAATATAAAATTAGCAACTACATTTTTTTGTAATACCGCACCATCAAATGGACTATAATATCCCGCATCAACCGCACTTTGTCTTATCAAAATAGGAATTGTCAATCCTGTTAGTAATGAACTACCGTTAACTCCTGAACTAACAACTTGTGTCATTGCAGAATAAACCCCAACCGGAGTCCCATCATAATCAACAACTGATAAGTCACGAAGAATTGTTTCGGGTGATATTTTAATATTATAAAAATCTTCCATTATACAGGTGGATTAAGGTATTCATACCATTTTATGGGAACTGTTGTCCCGATTCTTTGTCCTAGACTATTAATTACCTGATATGTTTGGTTTTTATAATCCAAATTTACGGTATAATAAAATAGCGTATTATTATCAAAAAGATATTGATTAGAGTTCAACGCAAAATTCGCTTGAGGTCCTATTTTTATTGGTGGGGTAGTTGTTTGATTATTTGTCATCAATTTAGTGAATTGCCCTGTCTTAGCATTATAAAACTTAGCCGACATATAAAAGGTGTCAATATCTAAAAAGTTCCTTTTCTTTAACCAATAAAGGAAAAACCCTTCTTTATCACCAACATAATCTAAAACAAATTTTGGTTTTCTAACATCCACAATAATTCTTTGCATTGGAGTTGTCATTTTAAGACCCTGTTGTGTCGGAATAATAACCGTTAAATAATTTGTTTGTTTTTTCTCATCCGTATTATCGTAAAAATCCAACTTAAAAAACGAGTTAGAAAAATTGTTCGTATAATAATACAAGTCTTGAGGTGTAAATCCTTCACCTAAATAATTTATCTTCCAATTATTAATATCATAAGTTGAACCCCCTGAATAAAAGTAAAACTCATAATTAATTTCAGTGTTATTTGTTGTTACATCCGGAGCATGAGCAAATCGACTGATTTCAAAGTCACGCCCAACACCAATCGCTTCGGTAATAACTTCAGTTTCATATTCTTCAACTGCCATGTCCAACCCTAAATAATCCCAAGTTAGTCTTACCGGTATATTGATTTGTTTATCCAAACCATCAGGCACTATTGTTACTTTATTCACACTCATCAATCAATGGTTTTACAGCAAAATCAACGCCATATAGGCTCTCATTATAGTTTATTCCTTCCGGTATCAATCTAAATGTAATATCTTCAAATGGGTAATGAGCGGTGTTTAAAAACGGATAATCAACCCCTCTCTCCAAATTATCTGTAAAACCATAAGTATACAAATCCCTCCATCTAAATTGTTGGTCGGCACTTGAATAAAACGAATAACTTGGTACTTGGTCAATAAAATTAACATCTCCCGTTTCAATATAATCCGAGAAAACTCTCAAAGTCATTTTATTATGAGGTTGATAATAAAATCCAAATGAATTAGTGTCCGGATTATTCATTGTTTGGAAAACTGTTTGATTATAATTTATTTTATGATAATATGTTGAAATAACTCTCTCAATTTGTTCATAATCATTCCACTCACAAAAATCACCATCCATTACATCACCCTTCATTAAATCACCATTGTAATAAAAAGTTTTGGTGGCACCACTAGTTTGAGTGTATGAAGATAATGGAACAGTAGTATTTGATTCATTATTCATTAAATCCCAATATTCATTAACCTCTTTTGTTAAGTTAAATTCCCAACCTTGTTTTAATCCCACTCCAAATGAAGGTTCATTAAAATATCCGGAATATCCTTTATTAACTATTGTTAGAAAAATCTCACTTAATGGTCGTTTTTGATTATCAATATAACCCGCAAAATCTAAATCATATGCCGATGTCATATTGTAAGCATTACTACTTGTCTTTTGTGACACCCTAGAAATTTTATTAGGAGTTATTGAACTATATTCAAATTGTTTATCTTCTCTAAACACATTTTTTTCAAAACCAATTTTAGTAACAATAAGGTCATCTAAATTAGTAATCACTTTATGCTCTCTAACATAATATTTTGATTTAGTTTCCGTTAAATTATCAGGGTTAATCACTCTCTTAAAAGTACCCATAACATTATCTGCAAATGTATTACCTGTGTATCCAATGTTTAAAACATTAAACACATATTCATCACTATCCACTAACCCATTACCTAATGAGTAAACTTGAAATATGTTCGAATTTCTATAAGTTAAAGACAATTCAACATATTCATTTGGAGTTAATCCATGAGACCCAATACATTTAAAGGATATTAAACCATTACCATTAATTTCAATATTTTCAATAATAAATGGAATTCCCTCTTCCGCTAACCAATTCATATCTCCATTAGGTATATCGGAATAATACGCCAAATTCTTTTTATAGTTATTAGCGTGAGGATATGTTAAATAGTACATCCAATTATATGTGTAAGCACTTTTTGACTTATAAGGGAAATGTTGGTTATCAACAATTGGTCTAAAAAAATCAAACTCATAATACTGAGGAAATCCTTTCCACGTACCACTGACAAATGATTGTTCAGCATTCACATAATATAAATTATATTGAAATGGTAAAAATGTTGTTGTTCCCGTGTATGTGTTATCATACAAATACCTAACCTTAAAAGTTGGTCTAAAAACAGTACAACCCTGTCTCTCATCATCATAAACTTGAGCAAGACTTATAGTGGCACTCCTATCGTATTCCGTTATCTCATGACTTGTTTGGTCTAAAGATATTGAAACCTTTTCATCTACAGAAGGAGCACCTTTATATTTAAGGTTACTTGGTATTATTGTGTAATTATTCATCTATCGAATATAGTTCTTTAAATTTATCTAATGCCGTCTCACCTTTAATCAAACCAAAATAGAAATGATTTGGAGCACCAACTAAAAATTTAGTAGTTGGGTTAGACCAATTACCCGCAGTAGCCACATAAGTAAAATTATTAACCGTAGTTGCATTACCATTAAATAAATATCCACGAGCAAATTGGTCACTAATACTATAAATTGACGGTATCATATAACTTGGTGTAATAATTGCCCTTCTATCAAGAGACTGATATCGTCTTGAAAAAATATCGTTTGTGTTTGTTGCCCAATTATTCCCTTGTTCCCCAAAAACTCCTGCGGTTGCCGTAGATTTGATGTTCCACTGATAATAAGGTACTTCTTGGGATTTAATCCCATAAGGATATGTAATAGCATTTGCATTATTTGATGGTCTAAAATCTATCACCCCGGGAGTTAAATAATCTTTATTTTGTATATCTTGAGTTGTTGACGAAAAAAACACCGCCATTGTCGGTTTTGATAAATCACCAAGTATTTGTACCGGGTCATCAACAGCTCCTGTTACACTATAAAATTGAGGTGAAAATGGTATCACCCCATATTCAGAATTAATAGACATTGATTGTGCTAAATCCGCATCAATTCTTCTTGAACTACCGTCTCTACTAAATAATTGTTGTAATGCGTTATCCCCAAAAGCAAAAATTTGACGTAAAAATCCTTCATCAGTGATTCTCGAAATCACAAATAAATTAACTAAATCTGAAGTATCCGAATAACTTGTCGGTACAAGACTTTTCATAATATATCCTTTAGCAGATGGGTCAAAAATTATTTCTTTATAAAAATCATCTTTAATCCCTAAATTAATAATTGTTGTAGGGAATAATAAATTTCTTCTGTTTACCGGAGCACTTAATCCCGCCACCGGTCTACCAATAAACACACCCTCACCTGAAGTACCACCTGTTAGTCTAAAAGGAGAACTTCTATAATAAAAATTATTTGTATCTTTTTCATAATACACAACTTGTTTAGCAAATTTTGGTGATTCAGGTTGATTTAATTTATTAAAATAAGTGTCAACTTGTATTGGAAAGGCATATAAACTACCATTAACCCAATTATTCATAAATGATTGTGATAATACTCCTCGACATAATCCATAGAAGAATCTAAATCTAAAACCCCATTCAGCAAATGTTCCTAAATCTTGTCCTAAAGAAAACAATGGGTCATTAACCATTATGTAACATCCATTCTCAACAACATCACCTGCTTGACACCCTAATTGAACACCGAAATTTACACCATTACCACTATAACAATCTAAACCAACCATGTCTTCACAACTTCCTAAAGTGGTAAGTACATTAGTTGCAGCCAATTGACCTTCAATATCCGCAGTGACTAAATCAGCACCTAATGAAATTGATGGGTTGTTAAATGTGTATCCACCCCCACCAACAGGGTAAACCGCGAATCCGGCATTTTGCTGTAATAAACTGACACTACCTGTTAAAATTTCTTTATCATCAATATAATCAGAAGATGGTAATCTATCGGTTCTCATAATAATTTGAGATGAGTTAGACATATTTACCTCACTAGTTCCGGTAGATGTTGGATATAAAATAGGACTAAAATAAGTCGGTGCGGAATTCGGTAAAAACCCCCATATTGCATAGTCACAATATTCCCTAACACACAGACAACTCAAATCAAAAGTATTAGCAAAATTAATACAAATCCTTGTTATAACATAATTTCCTTTTGTCATAATCGCACCCCCTGACAAATCTTCAGCACCGTCATAATAATTGTCAGCAATACTCGCAGAATAAAATCGATTATTTGTTTTTGACGCAACTCCGGTTATAGGAGGAGGTGAAGTATTAACTGATATGTTTTGAACATAATCAGTTGAGAGTAATGGTGGTGAGTTGGTATAGACTTTTGATAATGATGAATCTAACGCACCATAAAAACCAAAATTTGGTGTCGTATATGCAGAATAATTAAGACCCGGACTTGTTTGTCCAACAATTCCCGGAGTATAAAAATAAGATGAATAACATATATTGTTTTGGTTATCGTGTTTTTGTACTGAAATTCCATTATTAGGTGGTAATGCCTGAATTGGTATATTCATTCTTGTCATCGCGGTAAAAGTCACAGCATCTTCATCTAAATAACCTAATATACGTCCAATACCATACTTATTTATCATTAACGGAGAATACGGGTCAACCCCTCTTTGTAATATTAGAACTTTTTGATTTTCATAGTCCGCAAAATTTGATGTTGCTGCCGAATAGATTGCATTAGGTATTTGAGTACTTGAAAAACCATTATCACTATTAGTCAATCTAGTGTAATTTGGGTAACTTAACGGGACAAGACCACATTCTCTACCCCCCTCACCACAAACATATTCAAAAGTTGCCAATTTATTTTCAGCATTTAACGTTTTCCAAAAACTTGGATTGGTTGTACCAACAGAACCCGGAAATGAATACTCTGGTTTTCCATTTACAATTTTTTTAGTAATAGTAATAGCAGTCAATACTTGATAATATTCAATATCCGATGGATAAATATAATTTTGACAACCTACTCCGTAAGTCACCGCGGAATACTCAGCAGTTCCTCCTGTATTTGTTAAATCAATACAATCAACATTTGTAATACCTGTAATTAATGGAAATTCAGGAGTAATTAACCCCTCAGGATTAGTAGTCCCTGTCGTTTGACCTGTAAACAATAATGTTACTTTTGAACCCGGACAAGTTCGATAAGTCACGGTCCCAGGTTCTGTTATTGAAATAACCATACTTTTCACACAATCGGAAGGATATGCCGGAATATCATAAGTAACAATAGTATCAGAAGTTTGACTGGTCGCATAACGTACATCAGCAGTAAAAGCACTTGTTTTAATAATACCATTAATACCATTAACTTTATAACCCCCATTCGCTGTAGTTGCAGAATATAAATAATTTGTATCTTTAGTTTTTCTTGGGTCAACAAATGATAATAATGTACCCGGGTCTAAGTCCAAAACACTTAATACTGTCAATGTATTATCAAAATGACTTTTTGTACCGTTTGTTGGCAATGAAAAAGTAACTTTAATCTTATTTACATTATCAAAGAATTTTTTTCGGGTATTGTAAATATTAACTCTTTCACCAGGAGGAATCGTAAAACCATCTACTAATAAATCCCCTACCCCCGGAAATGAATAAATTCTAGAACTATTAATTTTAAAAATTGTTGGTTTATTTGGTCTTGATAAACTACCTCCAAGTCCTTGACCTTGCATAAGTGATTCCATCTGAAAATATGTGTCATAATTCTCATCATCAGCAGCAACAGGTGGCCAAGTTCGATTTGGTATTGTCGAAGCATTGGTTTGTAAATTTTCAGCGTACTGACCTCCATTAGAAAGTTGACTTAATAGACCAGCAGCAGGTGCTTGTTCTGTATCATCATCAGGATTTGGTTCAGTTGTTTCAGAGTCACATTCACAAGATTGACAATCGGGATAAGTTATCATCGGTAATTTAATCCTACCAAATTTATAAGCAACAATTTCTTCAAATTTAATTAAAATGAATATAATCGCCGCCGCATATAACGCAGCTAACAATGAATGTCCAATTATCAGACCTGCCGTCGCACCAAACGAGGCACTACCCGCAATTGCACCGGCAACTAATGAACCCTGAGCAATAACTTCTTTTCCTAACTCATAAAGTATGTAAGCTATTATTGCAACTGCAAAATTATTCCATAAAAAAGCTAAAAAGTGATAGATAATTAATAAAGGTAATCCAATTAATTGAATTACTTGTAATATTATTGAAAATATGAAAAAGAATAAATCAAAGTTCCTAAACCCTTCATTAACCGGGAATTTATTAATTGTAGTCGCGCATTCATTACTATCAATTTCTTTAATACCAATAAACCTACCTTTAGCACCATTCTTAAATTGGTCAATAAAACCTGAAACAGTATAAACTTTATTAAATTCAAACTGATAAAAAGTATCTTCACAATTTATTTTTTGATTTAATATATTATTACGTAATGCAATATCATTAGCAGTTGTTCCATAAAATCCTTCCGTATATCCTGACCAATCAAGACCAAAATAATATGAACTTTTTTGTCTCTCCTCATTGAGACCTCCTGAGTCTGTAGGGTCAGTATTACCCCAACCATATTCTTTAACATTTGGTACTAAGAAATAGGCCCGTCTTGTTTGTTCCGATAAACTAGGTGATTGAGACCACTTAATTTTAAATCGATATCTCCCTTTAGTAGGGATTCCTACTGTAGGGTCGTTTGATAAAACTTTTTCACCAAATTCATTAGTAATAAAGTAATCCAAATTCATTGGTAATTCAGTCATCCATACACCATTACCATCAATAATATTACCCGATTTTTCTAATTGAAATAACTCAAGTATTGGATTACCGTCAGCATCATAATTAATTGTTTGTCGTATCGCTAAAATAGACCCAGGACCTGTAGATAATTGACATAAATTACCCATATCATCCAATGGTTTAGCATTTCGTCTAAGTCTTTGCGAATCTGCGGTTGAGTAAATAGACCCCATGAACACTGAAGTTGGTTGTATATCAATATTGGCATCATCTCTAAGGTCAAAGTCAACACGGTTAACCGCAATTTGGCATATTTCAGGGTCACCCCATAATGGAGCAACTGATAATGTTCTTGTTAAACTAACAATTTGAGGTAGTGATGATAAATCATTTGAAGTTTTAAATCGGTTACCGGCAACTTGAGCTTCAGAGGCCAAACCCATTCTAATCAAATCTTGAGGTGTTAAAGAAAACTCCCCAATATCTGATAAGTCAATATCCATTACTAAAGTTTGCGGCCCTAATGGAACACCCATTATCATATAGTCACCACTCTCGTTTGTTTTAGTTGTGTATTTGTAGTATTTGTCGTAAATTTCAACCGCAATTCCATCGGTTAATACATCATCTCTTGTAGGTAAAGTACCTGTCGCCGCGTGAGTAGAATACGACTTTTCATAAGGTAAAAGATTGTACCTAAAACCATCTTCATTTTTATCCGTTGGAGACTTGTAAGGATAAATACTTGTTATCAGTGGGTTGGATTCATCTACCGATGATATTGGGATGAATACAGATACTCTGGCATTTGGAACACCAAATCCGTTATTCGCAGTAACCCTTCCAACAACAACACCGTATTCAGAACAACTTCTACTATAAACGTCAGTTTGTTGTATTTTTAACGATAAGATTTCTAAGAACTCAAAATCTTGGTCTAACTGAACATTGATTGTTTTGTTAATACCTAATTCGGTTCTAATTCTATATGACTGACCCATTCAATTCTTTTAATTTATAAATAGTTTATGTGTGATTTTTCAAGTTAACACACACCATATTTAATTATAAACTAGTTAAGCCAGAAATAAACCTGTTAAGAGAAGGTAACTGATTGGAAATTTTTAACAGATACTCTAATATCTTTGTTAGGGTATCTAACTTGATACACTTGGGATGGTTGTGCGAAGATTGTATCATCAACAGTTGCAATTTCTTTAGTCTCAGCATCCGAATATTCCATAGATGTTTCAGCGGATGAATATTGACCCCCAACATTATTATAAACGTTTAATCCCGCAACAGTTAATACACCGTTTTGATTTTGAACAATACTTTTTAACTCAGATAAATAAACATTTTGACCTAACTCCCTTGTTTGAGGATTGAAGTAAGTTGAAATTCTATCAACAACATCCGCAATAACTTGTCCTGAATTTTGAGCAGAATCTAAAACAATCTGAACATCAATACTCAAGTCAATAACCTCAGCAGTTAATATTGAAATATAGTCATTCATCATTCTATAGTTCGATAGATAATTTGCAACATTCTGTCTTAAAGTGTCTGATACAATACTTGTTAATTTTCCTGAAGTATCATAAGATAATAATTGAATTAATATTTTATTATTATTTTCCGTAATTGAAACTTTTGCAGGCGCTCCGAACTCAGCCGGCATATTTCTAATAATTGACTCGTAGTCTTGAACCGTAACCGCTCTTTTTTGTGCGGAGAAGTTAAATGATACGTAGTTTCTAATTTCCTCTAATGATGGTACACCTGAACCTCCAATAGCTGCAGTCACGTTGTTACATCTTAATGAATTAACCACTGATGAGTTTGTTGTTTCAGATGGTCCGTTTACAAAGAAGTTTACAGTACCAATTTGATTAATAACATTTGTCCCTAAATTTGTTGCCAATCCACCACCAACTCGATATTGAATGAATAGTGTTGAGTTAGGAGTTAACGCAGACCCTAATGAGAAATTGTTTGAATATCTTTGTAAATCAATTGTAGCACCAACTGTTGTAAATTGGTCTAATGAATCTTGAGCGGTATTTGTACCACCACCAAATGTCATTTTCTTAAATCCTTCAGGAGTATATTCCGTTATAAATCTATTAGATGTTTGAATATACTTTCCAACTTTAATACCCGGTTGGTCAGATACTTTTGTTGGGTCTTCAATGAATACTCGGTCTTCCGCAAGTGCGTCAACCTCATACCATTTATTTGACGCCCCTAAAAATTCTGAAGTAGATGGAACATTAGTGTATTCAGTCCCACTCTTAAGTAATACACTTGTAATACCTAATACATTTTTTTCAGGTAAAAATAATTCAAAGAATGGTTTAACATCATTCGGAGTAATAACTCTTTTGAATACTTTAGTAATACCATTAACTACTAATTCTCTTTTAGTTATAGTATAATTAATCAACACATTATTAGCGTTGAAGTTTGGTATTTTTAACCTATTAGGGAAACCTTGAGCATTGTATGGTGAAGTAAAATCAACATCATATATGTTTTCAAACACAATACCCGCACCAACTACTTGAGAACCTCTTGTTAAAACCCCAAGATATCTTTCATCTTCTTTATCACCAAAAGCAGGAACAGTTATTGAGAAGTCAACTAAAGATACAGACGGTCTTTGTCCCGGTAATTTTAAACCATAAGTTCTGGCAATATTATAGATGGATGACCTTTGTTGTGCGTATTGTAAAACAGTTTCTTGAATACTTCTATCAATGTGATAGTGTAAGTTGTCCGCAACCGCAGCGTTCAAGTCTAAAAACACAGAGAACACAGAAGCGTCGTTGAAGTCCTGTATTAATTCAGGGTAGTAAGTTCTTACATAGTTTAATAACTCAGTTCTTATCCCCTGATAATCTCTTGTAGTATATGATATATTACGATTTGCCATACAATATTAAATATTAATGATAACGAAATCACTCGGACCAAAAGTTGATTTATTGGTTGAGTAATCTATTTTTATTTTTGCGGTATATTCTGAAGTTCCCTTACCCGGGAATCTATAAATTGACGATTCACTACTACCCACTGTTGCGGTACCCGTTGCTATATCAACTTCTTCTTGAGGGTCAGCAGGACTTATTGTTATTTGGTTTAATAATAAACCCGGCATAAAGGTACCAACGGCTTCTCGAATGTCAGATTCAATAGCATCAAATGTTAAACCATCAAATGGTTCAAACAAAAATTCATAAAGTCTTGTACCAAATGTTGGTAAATAATATCTTGAACCTTTTCGAGTCAAAAGTAAGTGGATTAAATCCGCTTTAATTTCTTGTGCCTCAAGTTCAGTTAGTTGTAAATAGTCACCTTTAACTGAGTCCCTAAAAGGAAAATTAATACCATATGTTGTTCCGTCTGCCATATCTATAATTATAGTGTTATGATTATTTCTTATAAATACCTAAAAATAAAAAATCCCGACATCGCCGGGATTAATATAATTATAGGTGATTTTATTATGAACCACATCCAAAACATTCAAATTCCGAATCTGTTGGTTTTACTGTAGGTTCAACAAGATTCACTTTTGGTTTTTCTTGTTTAATAGTTTGTTGATTCACTTTTGAAATATCAACCGCTAAGTGTTTTGCTCCGGTAGATATCGCTTTAGTTCTAACATAATAACAAAGAGTTTTCAATCCTTTACCCCATGAATGGAAATGAGATGATGAAATTTTTGATAAAGTTGGTTCAGACATATAGATATTCATTGATTGTGATTGGTCAATAAACGGTGCTCTGTCAGCCGCCATATCAATAAGTTCTCTTTGAGAGATTTCCCAAATTGTTTTGTATTTAGGTATTAAGTGTTCAATTCTTTTAACTTTCTTGTTGTAATTTTTATCTTCAACATCAAGGTATTGATTGAAATTAATATTTTGAATAGACCCTTCGTTCATAATGATTTCATTTTTCAAATCTTCACTCCAAACCCCTAATTTTTCAAAATCAGTAATTAAATATTTGTTTACAATAAGAATTTCCCCACCAACTACACGACGATTAAATAAAGCCGAGTGAGCCGGTTCTGTCATTTCAAATGAACCTGTAATTTTAGCTGAAGATGCAACCGGCATCTGAGCCGTGAATAATGAATTACAAACACCATATTCCGCAACTTTATCTTTCAATCCCATCCAATCCCAACGACCTGATAAATTATCCTCATTCATACCCCACATATCAAATTGGAATACTCCTTTAGACATTGGAGAACCTTTGAAAAATTTATATGGTTTGTATAAACCTTGTTGACATAAATAAGAACTCTCAGTGATTGCAGCAAAATAGATTGTTTCAAAAATGTCTTTGTTAAGTTTCTTCGCCTCTTCAGATGTAAAAATGAAATCCATTAAATAGAATACGTCTGCTAACCCTTGAGTTCCAATTGCAATTGCTCTTTGTTCTAAACCACCTTTTCTACCTTGTTCAGTTGAATAACTATTAATGTCGACAACTTTATTAAGTGCTCTCACAACTTTTCTAACTTCATTGTAAAGTAAGTTAAAATCAAACTCACCTTTAATTATAAAGTTTTTCAACACCATAGAAGATAACGTACAGATTGCTGTTGTTTCCTCATCAGTATATTGGTAAATCTCATTACATAAGTTAGATTGTTTAATCACCCCAATGTTTTGATGATTTGTTTTTCTGTTAGCACTATCCTTAGAACATAAGTAAGGAACTCCGGTTTCAACCTGAGATTCAATAATCTTATTCCAAATTGTTTGAGCTTTCACTTTTTTACCAAGACCAAGTTCAACCGCTTTGTTGTAGTTTTCCTCATACTCATCACCATAAGTTTCCTGTAATGGTTTGATACCAGCCTTTTTAATCTCATTAGGACAAAACAAATACCAATCACCATTATTCTTAACCGCATTCATAAAGTTATCCGGTAACCATATTGATGTAAACAAATCTCTTGCTCTCATCTCTTCAGCACCTGTGTTCTTTTTGATATCAAGTAAATCAATAATGTCTTTATGCCAAGGTTCAATGTAGATAGCGGCACTACCAGGTCTTCTCCCTTGTTGGTTAAAGAAACGTAATGATTCATTTACAATTTTAAGGTATTTTAATAAACCTCCCGCAAATCCACCTGATGAATTAATTCTACTTTCTTTACTACGAATGTTAGACATACATAAACCAATACCAGCAGCATCTGATGAATAGGTTGAGATATCATTTAATGTTTGTAATAACCCTTCTCTTGAATCACCGTGATTGTATTTCAATACACAAGATGCTAGTTGAGGTGTTTTAGTACCCGCATTAATCATAATTGGTGTTGCAGGTGAAATAAGTTGATTTGATAAAGAATTGTAATATTCAACCGCCTCTTCAAATGATTTAGTTACCCATAGAGCAACTCTCATATACATATGTTGTGGTCTTTCAATTACCTTACCTTCAGGTGTTTTTAACAAATACATTTCTTGTAATGAACGCCAAGCAAAATAATCAAAATTGTAATCATTCTCGTGATTAATTACAGAATCAATATTTTCAGGACCATATAATTCAATAGTTTCCATTAACTTATCATTAATGACTCCATCAACGTGTAAGGTGTGCATTGTGTTACAAAAACTTGTATCAGTTTCTTTATGATAAGATGAAATAGCCACCGAAGACGCTAACCTTGAGTAGTCATGATGACTTCCGGTATAGGACGCAGCAATTTCATAAACTAATTTGTCCAATTCTTTTGTTGTAATAAATCCTTCAGTTGGTACTGAAGTAATTACTTTAATAAAAATCTCGTCTGAGTTAACATTTAACCCTTTAGACGCTCGTTTAACTCTATTGTAAATTTTTTGGGGGTTAAATGAAACCTCATCTCCCCCTCTTTTTTTAATTTTTAATGACATCATGTTTTTTTAATTAGAAATCGTCAGTGAATGTTAGTGATTCACCTAATTTAGCCTTTTGGTATTCCATTGTTCTTGATTCAAAAAAGTTTCCTTTAGTCTCAACAGCAATTTGTTCCATAAATTTGAATGGTTGTTCAACGTTGAATTGTTTTTTACATCCAAATTTAACTAATAGACCATCCGTTACAAATTCTAAATATTGTTTCATCAAATTAGAATTCATACCAATTAAAGATACAGGTAAAGATTCTGTAATAAATTCTTTTTCAATCTCTAAAGCAGATAATAAAATTTCTTTAATTCTTTTTTCACTTGGTTTATTCTCAACATGATTATTAATCAAATGAATAGCAAAATCACAATGTAAATTCTCATCTTTAAAGATAAGTGAATTGGCATTACATAAACCTTGCATGATTCCTCTTGATTTTAACCAAAAGATTGAACAGAATGAACCTGAAAAGAAGATACCTTCAACAGCTGCGAAAGCAACTAATCTTTCTTGGAATGAAGCATTTTCAATCCAATCAAGAGCCCATTTAGCTTTCTTTTGAACTGCAGGTAATCTGTCAATTGCATGGAAACATTCATCTTTTTCTGTCTCATCAGACACATAAGTGTCAATTAATAATGAATACATTAACGAGTGAATATTCTCCATCATAATTTGGAATCCGTAAAAGAACTTTGCTTCAGCGTACTGAACCTCTTTTAAGAAATTCTCGGCTAAGTTCTCATTTACAATACCATCAGATGCGGCAAAAAACGCCAATATATTTTTAAGAAAGTATCTCTCATTATCAGATAGGTTTTCCCAATCTCTAATATCGTTAGATAAATCCACTTCTTCCGCAGTCCAAAACGCTGCTTGGTGTTGTTTATAAAATTCCCATATATCATTATGTTCAATAGGGAATATGACAAATCTGTCATTATTTGGTTCTAATATTTTTTCTTTCATGTTTTAAATTAAATTTGTTGTTGACTCTGTTCTCTTTGTTTTCTTTTTTCCAATAGTTCTTTAACCCTATCTCTTTTTCTATCTTCTTGTTGTTCTTCGAATCCTAAGAATGTTACTGAACTTTCAGTATCAATCTCAAGTAATTCATTATTGAATTTACAATTCTCAAAAACAACCCCATCTTGACCTAAACGACTTTTAGTAATCGCAATAGTTGCAAGACCCATTTCTTTTTGTTGTAATGTTTTAGCCACAGAAATAATTACGTGACCAACCTGTGCCTTTTTAATTGACCCACCCATTTGGTCTGTAGTTACAACTTCAGATGAAATTGACGCTCTGTTACCTTGTGTTGCAGTCCACCCAACTAAATCAAGTTCGTGACACATTGCCTCAAAACCTCTCATTACAGACCCTTCAGCTTTCCACTCATCTTTACTACTTGATTCCGGTAATACACAATCAATATAATCCAATAAAACCATATCAATTTTAATTCCGTCAGCAATCATCTTTCTAACCTGATTCTTAATTTGACTCATAGTCATCGTGTCCGATGCTAACTTTTTCAAAACCAATCGATTTTGCATTGTCTCTTTAATCTCAGTAATTTTACTCATTACCTCTTCTTTATTTTGAACCAAATTATCCGGTTCAATACCAGTCCACATTGTGAAATGTTTTCTTTGTATGATTTTTGGATTGTCTTCAAAAAATATTTGAAGTACGTTATAACCAAGGTTAAACGCTGTGTTTGAAATTTTAGATAAGATGGTTGTCTTACCAACACCCGTTGGTGCTAATATAACCCCAATCTCACCTTTAGCTAAACCACCTTTAAGTAGTTTATCAATACCTTTAATCCCCATTGGAATTGGATGACGATAATCCTCATCAAGTACGGTATCTAAGTTAGCGAAGATATCTGTTTGACCTTTATCTATTTCCCCAACCTGTAATGCATCTCTCACAAGTCCTTCAACCTTATCATAAGACTCGAAATCACCTTGAGTAATAATCTTTTGAGCTTTGTCCATCGCCTTTTGAAGTTCTTGTTGTTTACAAAACTTCAAAGCTTTCTCCTGAACGAAAGTGGTCCCTTCAAAAGGTGCCTCCTTTACTTGTGTTAATGTGTCCAAAACAATCTTGGCAACCATCTCTTGGGAGATTTCAGACTTAACTATCTGCTCAAGAGTATCGAAATTAGGAGTAGATTCATATTTCTTGTGATACTCTTTTGTCATTTGTAAAATGATTTTAAAGTACTTGTTGTCGAAATAGATTGGCTCAATAACATCCATAATTGAAGATGAAAAGTCCTTATCTAATATAATCTGATTCAGTAATTGTAATTGAAATGTGTTCCCTAAATAATCGAAATTTTTGTTCATAAATTGTTTTAAAAGTTACCCTTGTATTATTAAATACTTACTTACTTAAGTCAAGTTCCAAATAATTGTAACTTAATTTTTTATCTGAAAAAATGTCAGTCAATCCTCGAAGTGTTTCCTTCAAGAAAGGTCTTACATCGACAGTATAACGAACTTTTGGTGGATAAAATTTTCCGTCAAAAATTCTATGACAAATTGTCTGTTCTCCTAATTTGATGATAATGTTAAACATTTCAGGTCCATCAGTGAACGATGTGTCCATAATACTTGGGTCATGAATAATAGAATCTTTATTGTCCATCATGTAGACTAAAGTTTTCATTTTCAAGTATTCTTGAAGTTCTTCTTTGAACTCAGCAACGAATTCATATAGTTCAACCGAACTTTTTGCTTTTGGGTTAAACCCTCTTACGTTAAAGAATCTTTGGACTACGATGTTATCGTTTAATGTCAATAAAAATTCCATCTTAGTACTTTCTTGCTCTCTCATAAATTTAATTTTTGTTTGTGTTTCGTTTTTCTTTTCTTGTTAATTTCATGAATGGTCTTAGGAAGTTTACCCAAGCTTCATCGTTTTTTGGAAGATATTTGAAGAGACCATCTTCCATCATAAGTCTCATTAAATTTTTATATCCCCTATCTGTCGGGTCAATAGTGTCTGTGATAATTTGGTCAACTAATTCTTTTCCATCGTCTGTTATTAAAGGGTTAGATAAATTAACTATTTTTTCGTTTGTAGTATAAAACTCTTCACCAATTATACCATTTTTTGTTTTACCAGTCAAAATATTTTCCAATACTTTTGATTTCTTTTCTTGCATGAGAATCCCCGCATTAACTCTTATTTCGTTAATAGTGCATGGTTTAACCAGCATATCCGGGAATAATTTAACCAAAGTTTTTTCACCTAAACCTTCAATTCCACTAATATTATCTGAACTATCTCCGGTAAGAATCTTACAAAGTAATACATTATAATGTGGTATCTGAACTTTATTTATGGTAATCATATCACCCTGTTTAAAGTATTGTTTTGCGTTTGGCGAGTAAATGGTTACCTTATCCGAAATAAGCTGTGTAAGGTCCTTATCTGACGAAAAAATGGTAATATCTTCGTTAGTTGCCTTTTGACAATAATAAGCAATCAAGTCATCCGCCTCGTTGTAAACCATCTCAACTTGTCTAACAAAGACTTCCTCAAGATATTCTTTAATACGAGCGTTTTGTTGTAGATATGATTCGTACTTAAACTCATTCATATCTTGTTTTCTATTTCCCTTATACTGTGGATAAAGTTCTTTCCGAGTGGATGAACTATGTTCGGCATCCCAAAACACAACTACCTTATCGTAGTTATGTTCCTCAAGGAATTTCCGAATTGTATTTATAAAGTGGTAAATAGCCCCTAAGTGACTTCCGTCATTGTATAGGTCTTTTACTCCGTGGAATCCAATTTTCATTAAGTTGGACCCGTCAATTAATAATGTCTTAATCACAATGGTGATTTAATGGTGAATAAACTAAGCTTCTTTTTCTTCTTTTAGGTCAAAATCACCATCAGTTCCGATGATGTCTTTCCAATATTCTGCGTATTCTTTTTTATATTTTTCAATATTAATTTTTTCTTCCGCAGTATCTTTTCCCGCAATGAATCCGTGTGGTGTAACAATAATTTTTCCATCATCATAACCTAATCCATTGATGTGATTTTTCATAACCGACACTTTTGTTCTTGAAGCAAACTTGATAGTTCTTTTGTCTTTAGTTGCAGTAATCTTTGTAGTTCCCGCCCCTTTTTGATTTCCAAATAAATAAACTAATGATGAGTTTAACCAAATCGCCTCACCACCTTTAGCTTTAATCTTTGGTTGTCCAAAAGGATTATCCGGTAATTCAACCCAAGGTTGATTAACAATGATTAAAGTGTTTTCATATTTTGAATCAGATTTACGAGAACCCGAGATTCTTTGATTGATACCCATACCAATCTTATCAGCTAATGTAGATGCATTGTGTTGTTTACCACCTTTACCTTCATAAGTCATTTTACAAGGTACAGAACCTACTGAATCCCACATAAAACATAAACTATAATCTAAGTTTCCTTTTTCTTGTTCGTCAAGTAAGTTATTGATATAGTCAGTAATTTGTTCAATGTAGTCAAAGTTATTATTGAATATGTAAAATCCATCCCAATCCAATTCACCTGTTTCCTCATCAACCACTTCCTCACAATCAAATCCCATTAATTTAGCGTGTTCAAATGACCATTTCTGTTCTGTAATAATAAACACAGGAAGAATACCTTTCTTTTGAGCATCTACCGCAGTTTTTACAAGAGCCGTTGTTTTACCTGTATCAGAGTGACCCAAGAACATATTAATATGTCCAATAGCTGGTCCCGGTAATCCAACCGCATCCAAGAAATCCGGACCTAAGTCAAAAAATCTTTGTGGTTTGTATTTTGCCGATACCGAGAATTTATCTTTAATTGATTTGAAATCGTTTTTCTTAATCGCCATTTTCTATTTTTTTAATGTGTGGTAATTTGTTTGATTTATTCCTATTGTATTTTGAAGAATCCTCCTCATATAGTACATTAATTTCTTCTTCATGAAAAGTAATTAACCTACTACTTATCACACCATCTTCATTAGTACCTTCATCCAACATTCCAAATAAAACACTATCACCAATTTGTTTACTTCTACCTGAGAAGTATGTTTTATCTTTTAGTTGACTTAGAATTTCATAAGATAACATTTTATTGTCTCTTAATTGTAAGTCAATTTCTTCTTTAAACGTCATATGATAATATTATTAAAACTTGGACACTTAGTTAGACAAGATGTCCAAGTTTAATTATTCTTTATTAGAAAGGTAAATCTTCGTCTACCTCATCGTTCGCTTGAGGGTCAACCGGTGTTGAACTTTGAGATTTTCCACCACCAAATGATTCTGTATTTACTGAATCACTTTCGTAAAGGTATCCACCTTTTTCAGAATCCCATCTTGGAGTTTCTCCACGAGCAATCGCTTCAAGGTATTCTACCGGTTTTTTAGAGTAAACGTCTAACCAAGTCAATTCGTCAGTAATCCACTCATTAGATTGAGCCGGGTCAGTATGTACAGGACCTTGGTCTTCATACATAATTGTAGATACGGTTGTATATTCTTTTCCTTTTGGAGTTTTCGCTTTAGTCAATTCAATGATTAAATCTCTACCGATTTGAGCGTCGGTAATATCTCCTTTATTTCTCCAAATTGGAATGATTTTATCTAAGATACCATCATTTTTGTAGTTGTGTTTGAATCTCCAAAATTTTGGTCCGTCTTCTTCTCTATCTCTATCGATAACTTTTACGATATAGAATTTACGAGAACGATACTGAGCAGCTAATTGTTTGTCTGATTCTTTTCCGGTTGAGATTAACTCTTCGTAAACCTCGTTTAAAGGTGAACGTTCGTTATCGTTTTTCCCCGGGTCGTAGAATTTTTGCCATTGTCCACCAACTTGAATCTCATGATACCAAGCCTCTTTAAATGGTGAAGAACCATCACTCGTAGGTAAGATTCTAACTCTTCTTTGTCCAGATTGCTCCTTATCACCTAAGATAAGTGCAAAATATTTTTTCATTCTTTCGTCTTGCGACATTTTTCCTTGGGCCCCGCCCCCTGATTGTTTTGAATTTTCGTACTGTGCCAATACGGCGTCTAATGAACTCATGTGTTATAAATTAAGATTAATTAAATTGTTCAACAAATATAGGTAATAAAACTAGTGAAGTCAAATAAAAAAAGGTGTCTGTTAAGACACCTTTGAATTTTTTGTTATCGTTTGAATGATGTTTTGTAGTCATCTTCTTGAGAACCAGGTTGGAATGAATTTTTAATATCATTCACATTAATATCTTCAACTTCGTCTGAAGTTAAAACATAATCATTTTTTCCTGTTTTCTCCATCTCTTCTTGTTTGTCATCGAAGAATTGTGAAAGTTTTTGGTTGAATGGATATGAATCGTAACTTCTCAACTCTAATTTTTCTTGAGGAGTTTTTTCACGATACTTCTCAATTTTATTTTCAAGTGAGTTTAATTTATTCATAACATTATCCATTTCTCCTAATTTAGCCTCTAAGTTAGACAATTGGTTAAACAAGTTTTCAAAATATTCTTCTTGTTTTGTTTCAATATTTTTTTGAGAATTAACTAAATCAGTTATTTCAAGTTCTTCAGATTCTTCACCTTCCGCACTTGTTTCTTCTGATTGTCCCTCATCGTCAATTTTTTCAACGTCAGGGTCATTGGCAACATCAATTGGTTGTGGTGCCCCTTCTCCCGGTGCTGGTGGTGGTACTGCTTCAGATGGTGCAGGTGCTGGTGGAACTTCTCCTCCCGGTGCCGGTGGTGGTGGAGTTAACGCCTCTAACCCAGCTGTTGGGTCTTCAGGAACTTCCGCCTCTTGTTCCATAATATACTTATTAATATTATGATATCTTGCTATTTCTTGTATTAATTTCTTGTCTAAACCCATTTTGATTATCCGTTTAATAATTGTTTAATTCCTCCTGCAGTCTCAACTCTAACTTTTCTATTAATAGTTGTTTGGTGTCCGGATCTTTCAATAAGACCATCTCTTTCTCTGATTGTGTAACAATCTCCTGTGTCTAAATCACAAACTTGTTGTGTTCCGTCACCGTTATCTGTTTGAGAAACTCTAGTCGATTTCCCAAGATAGTTGTCTAATGCTGATTTTATGTTCATAAAATTGTTTTTATTATAAATATATCGTTATGTTATAAAGTGAAAACATCACTTACTATGGTTTGAACTAAAACTTCACCACCAATCGGAGATGTATTACCATACGGTTTATATTGTACTTGTAATCTAAAATTCCCCAATTTATTAATATTAATTAAATTAGTGTATTTAGTTGAGGCACCTCCACTACCACCATAACTTGCAATTTCATATGTCTCAGCATATAAAACTCTATTATTAATAGCTTTTGGTTCGTCAAATGGTTCTTGAGTTGTTAATTGATATGTAATATATCCTCCATCCGGTTTTTTAATATTATAATAACTCCAACCATTTCCTTGTAACTCAGTAGACTCACCTATTTTAATGAACGCAATTTGTTGAGGTGGGAATGTTGGTAATGTTTGACTAGTTGGAACATTGTCAACAGGAACTTGAGGTTGATTTGGTAATGTATACCAAACTTTGAACGGGAATTGTTGCACCACAGGTTGTTCTTGTCCTTTATACGCTTTAAGAATAAACACAATATCTATTTGTGTTTTACCTTCAATTTTCGGTATATTATTTATAAAATAACTTTCAACATCTGTCAAGGTAATATTAAATTCGTTATTTGATACTTGTCCACCAACACCTTGTACACTTTGTGAAATATATTTTCGAGTTACCTTACCATTAACTTCTTCCAATTCATACACAACATATTTCATATCCGGATTAGGAGACATGATATATCCTGCCAATTGTGAATTTATTTTAACATTTAATGACTGAGTCTTACTAGCATTTAATTGAACTGCAGTACCAATCATAGTTAAAGGTCCTGTGTTTTGAGGGTTAGTATTTGGCGTCTCTGATTGAGTTGCATTTACAGTTTGATTTTGTGGGTTTTCATACCCACCCGGAGATGCAGCTGATGACGCAGTGATTGATGGGTCAAATGTATAATCATTAGTACTTGTTACGGTACCATTAGGCGTTACAATAACAATCTTACCTTTATTTACCACAGTACCCGTTCCAATTATTGGTGTGTTAAATCTCAATGTTGTATTATTAAATACCGTGAATCCTGTTGCAGGAACACTAACCCCATTAACAGTTATTGAGGTTGTACCATTAAAACTAACTCCATTAACTTGAACTATAGTTCCAGTATTACCTGATAAAGGAGAGAATGAAGTAATTGATGTTGGTGGACATGCTAATTGTGAGGTAACCGCCGCAGTATTTGGAACACCATTTGTAGTACCTTGACTTTCAACTTTATTAATAATATTTTTTAAATCCTCAACAATCGCTTTAGTTGCAACACCTACACTAAGTGCCGAGGTTAACGCTTTATCAAATGTTTCTTTAGTTTCAGTATATTCTTTAGTATGTGAATCATAAGTTGCTTCACTAACATTTTTAACCGGCCAATAACAAGCATAATATTTAACAAGACCTAAGGTCAATACTTGTGGAACTCTTTCCTGTAATCTAGCGGTCATAAACGATACAAACGTATCAACTGATGCAAAATTGGCAACAGGTGTTGTTCCTTTAGTTGACGCATTTGGATTAAGATTTACACAAGAATATGTACTAAGGAATGTGCCGTCAATTTGACCGTAATCAACATTTAATGGAGCGGTCGCAAAGTTATAATTCCAACCATTAAACACACCTAATTTACTATTACTATCTTTTTGGAAAGTTCTAAGATACGCAATACAATAAATAATTGTTGCTAACTCAGGGTTATTTGGCATAACTCGTTTAAGAACATCAGCAAATTCTTTTTCAGTCATTTTGGTAAGAACCGCATTAGTTGCCTGATATTTTTTAGACAAATAAATTGGAAGTACCTGACTTTCGCATTCATTTGGTGCACCTTTTGTATTATTCGCAGATTGAACAGTATTATTGGTTTTATTAGATTCGGTTGACGCACTTAATACGTTAATAGTATCTTTTTTAATTTTAAGAAGTTCCTCAACTTTTGTTAATAAATTTTGATTAATACTTTGAATAAAACTATCAATTGCAGGTAAATCATACACTCCTTGTCTAATACCCTCAAATTGAGTTTGGAATTGTCCAGGCTGTATTGAATGCGAAACTTGCTGTATCATATATGGACCATTAAACATTGGAACGTGTCTTAAATTAAAATACATCGTTGGTTGTAATAAAGCATTTCCTAAACAAACAACAGAACATTTATAACTTCTTTGTTTATAAAGATTATACAAACCCGCATTTTGTGTTGCAACATTTTTACCTGAAGCTTGGTCAACCATATTTATCTGTGTTGCAATTGATTCAGAAGTTGCAGTACCATTATCTTGAGAAACAGAGAACGAGTAAAATACATTTTGATTTCTTACTCCAATATCAACGGTAAACCCAACACATTTATTTGAAACCCCCCAATCTTTTTTACCAACTTGATTTTCAATCAAAGGATTTTCAGAGGCACGACTCATATTAAATCCATCATCTCTAAATCTAAAATTACCTTTTGGTAAATCTAAATATTGAGATGGTTTCCCAACATAAAAACAAACCATTTTAGAACTTGATTTTCGATAATCAACATCTAAAAATGTTCCCCATAAACTATTGGCAAACTCTAATGACCCTTCAGCTCTATTTGGTATTGTTGTACCATCAACATCCTGAACATTATAAAAATTAATGTAAGCAGGTAGGTTCATTACAGTAAAATTATTCTTAATCAATAATCCACTAATAAACGTATAAACACTCATGGTTTCGTTTAAAGATTTCTCACTAAACATACTCCTCATCTCAAAAACATCCAATAAGATAGTATCACCAATATTTCTTGACGCTCTATCCAAAAATAAGATATCTTCAAATAATGTTTTAGTTTTGTAATCTCCACCCGCAATCCATTTATCATTTAATGCTTTGAATACCTCGTAATTCTCAACTTTACTTTGTTGTCCATCAATAACACTTTGAATGGTTTTTTCAGGTAATTGTTGTTGGTCCGGTAAATCTCTTCTAACACCATCTAAAACAAGATTTAAAAAATTATCTTGTAACACACTCTCACTAGTTAGGTATTGGTTAATTTGAGCTTGGAACTGAGCAACTGTTGTAGTCGGATTTTTCAACTTCTGAGTTGCGTACATTTTAATAATTGGTGCCAATAATACAACATTCTCAACTGAGAATAAAATATTATTATCAATAAAGAAATCTGTAATATATGAACCTGTACTACTATATCTAACATTATTTATCGTTGAGAACCCAACTTCGGTTTCAAGAGCAATCCAAGCATTTGGATTTAACGATTGAGACTGGCTAAGACTTAATGTACTTGTTTTAGTCGGTAATGTGTTTTTTACATATGGTTGGAATTGAATTGGGTCAACAACTTTTTGCGCGTTATTATGTGAAAGATATGAATCAAAAATTCTTCTTTTATAATTTGACGGATTACCATATCTAAATAAGATATCATAATTCATAAAATCTTTAATACCCGCTTGGAAAATATTATATTGAACATCAATGATTTTAGAAAAATATTCAGGGTCCAAAACACCATTTCCTTGAGCAGGTACCGTCATTAAATTTCTAAATAATGATTGGAAATTTCTAAATGTTGCATTAACTTGAACTACCGATGTTTCAAACTGAGAAACTTCCGCACCTGTTGAACTATTAGTAATTGGTTTACTAAAATTTAAAAACTCCTGTTCAAATGAATCTAATATTTTTTTATCAAAAACTGAAAATATCTCTTCAATTTTAGTGTAATTATCTCCATTCAAAAAGTATAATGGAGATTGTGTTTCACCACTATTAATTAAATTAATATAAGAATCCGGTTGAGGGTATGCAATTTGATTAGCATCGAAATATCCATAGTTAGGCGCTGACCATAAAGTTCTAACCGAACCATTATAAACACTAGGGTTTGATGTTAAATCAACTTTAGTATTGTTACCTGTTGTTAAATCACCAATACAAGCAACCTCAGATTGATTTAAAGTGTTACCAAATGACGGAACTACAAAATAGTCGGTACCCTTAGTATTATTAACAGGATTACAATTAACTTCAGGATAATAATTACTACTACTAAGTAAAACCGAATATGTTTTAACACTTAATGATTTACCGTTTTGGTTTGCATCTATATTAGAGTCTTTATAGTTGAACAATTTCATTCCACCATCCACACTTTTTTGAATTTCAGCATTAGTGTAATCATCATACAATTCAAATCCATTATAGAAAACGTTGAAGTCATTAATTACTTTAGGATAAAATCCAATATTCATGTTCGCAGTAATCGGTGTCTCTTCTTGTAATGTTATTGAAATAGGGGTACTATTATAATTAAACTGATAGTTTTGAGTATTTGACTTTAAAATAGGACTATAATTTGTTGTGTAGTCAAAGTTAGTCCAAGCCGTTGTTAAAATATCAACATTAGATTCTTTGTATTTTTTATAACGATGCCAAATTGAACCATACTTTAATATCCAAGCATAAGGTAATTTGTGAATTGCTCCAAATTTTTTCAAACAAGATGATATGTAATCTAATTCATCAACAAAAGTACCCGTATTAGTTTTATATCTTTCTCTTAAAGTGGCCAATGGTAATGAATTTAAGAAAAGGTAAGCCGATTGAACATATGGATATGGGTCACTGCTTCTATTATTTTGTACACCATTTATTATTGAATTAACAAAATACGGTGTATTCAACATAGAAGTTGTAGTTTTGAATGGTAACTGATTTGTTGGTGTCGTAAAATCACAATACCCCTCAGTTGCAATAAAATTTTTAGGTTCTCGACTTTTATAATAATCAACAAACCCATAAGGATTTAATAAATTAAATTGTACCGCAACTAATGACGGATTTTCATTTTGATAAAATGAAAAATTTGTAACCGGTCTATTAGTTGTAAAATCATAAACATCATTAAAATTTGAAATAATTTTTCTTGGTTCAAATATTTTTAAAGTTTTCTTTGTGTTATAAACTTCGTTACCCACAGATTTATTACTTGAACTTAAATTAGTTAAACACCATGTAGGGTCAGTATATGGTAATGTATCCACAACCAATGGTTCATTTGACGCATTTTTTAATAATGTTTCAAGAGCTAACGATTTAGTACTTACTTGAGGTATTTTCCCAATATCCGATGTTGATAAAATACTATACGAGTTGTCTACCAAATTTTTAATATATGGTGTAACAAAGAAATCACGAATATAATCCTGATACGCTCTTCCGGTACCATTATTTGAAATAGTACTCAAGAACTCAGGATATGAATTTGCTTTTAAATTATAATTTTTAAGTTTTAATGTTAAATAAGGAGAACTTATTCCAAGACCTTTCACAATATTATTAACTTCAGCCTCAACATTTAACTTAATTAATTCATCAATCTGATTAGAGTTTGCTCTAATTAACCCTGAATAATGAGAAGTTAAAAATTGTCTCTCCCAAATTTCATAAAAGAATTTTACCTCTTCTTTATTAACATAAGGTAATCCGGCAGACGGAAATTCAATTGCATTAATGTTGATTCTATTAGTATCTCTTTCATTATCTAATGGTGGTGGGGCAATTGGCACACTGAATTTTTGTGTTATACCTTTCATATACTCCTCAACAAATTCAACTTCAGGCCATTTATCAAACAAGTACCCTTGTGTTAAATCAACAACCGTTGGGTCCGCAATATATTTTAATTGGAATCTACCTTTTTTATCTTCAGGTGTTTCAACAAAAAATAACGGCCATGGGTAAACAGGCTCTTTAGCGTTTGCTAATCCTTGATTTGATTCTTGAGCACTCGTAGATATCTCAAAATTTTGTCTTGTCTCAGAACTTTGTGCAGAAGATGTATTGTCCATAATTGCCCGTTTTCTAACAGGGTCATATTTAACATTCCAAGCATTTGTATGTACATCATCTAATAAACGAATAAACGCCTCTGCTGACGCCATAACAACAGCAATCATATTTCTTACGGTAGGGGTAAAACCTAATCCTGTTGAGGTGTCTTCAATTTTTCTTAATAATTCAGCTGAGATTAACGCCTCATATTCTGACAATTTTTTATTGGCATTAGTTTCAAGTAATGAAATTTGACTATCAAATCTATTATTACCTTCAAATATAAAATAAGTAGGGGGCACGACTTCAGGTGTTTTTCTCCCATTAACATCTTTTAATTCAAGAATTGGAATTTTTGTTTGGTATATTTGTTCTTTTAGAGCTTTGATATCCTCTTCGGTCGGTAGTGCTTTACCTGTTTGTGCTCTAACTGTTTCCTTCCAATTAATTGCACCATCCGCCAACTCAATTGTAAGGTTAACATATTTAATTGGGTTCGGTATTGGAGATTCCCCGTTATCACCTAAAGTGGCATTTTCAGCTAACGCTTTGTTAAATTTAGTTACATAAGTTTTTAATAATTCAATCGCGTCATTTTTTGCTTTTTGTTCTAATTTTTTGAAAACATAAACCCTTTCATTTGTATTATTTAAAATAATTGGTTTTGGGTCAAGATAAGTATTAAACCAAGAAACATTAGCACCTCTAACGGAAGAAAAATATTGTTTCAGAATTTCTTTATAATTTCGAATATTAGTCAAAGGTTCAACTTTAGCCTTAGGAAATGAATTCATTATATTATTCTCAAACGTACTTAACTTAGTCATTAATTGAAATACCGTTAATTCAGGTAAATCAGGTGCAATTAATCCTTTAGATTTATATTCACTATAAACCTCAGCAATTTTTTGATAACCTCTTTCTGAAACTATTTGAGTTGTAACAGCATCACCACTTTGTGAGTTGTTTTTAGTAACAACACCTTGTACGCTTGATTGGGATTCAGCAGCTTTGTTTGATTCTTGAGTACCTCCCGGAGTTGTTGAAACATTAAAAGTTTGTCCATACATATGTGGAACCGCTAATAAATGTCCCATTGAGATTTCATTAAGTACATTAAACTTATATCCCTTAAACTTTAAACTAACTTGATAATTCCCACTAAACGAATTAAATCTGGCATTAAAAGTTTCTAAATTTAATTGATATCTAATCGCTTGTCCATAAAATCCTTTTAACGTTAAATAAAATGGTGGATATGGTAAATTAAAAAACGCAGAGTATGGAGAGTTATTCCCTAATTGAAATAACGCTTTACCTTGAACGTCTTCCAATTCCATTGTTACCGAAGGAACAAATGATGAATTAGTCGTAACATTAATTTGTGTAATACCTAATAATCCATTGTCAAAAACATCTTTTAAATTTGCAGGAGAACTAATAATATAAGGTGTATCACCATCTTTTGGGACTACCGCCTTTTCCATCATTTGATTATCACCTTTGAATTTTGTTGTATTCTCTCCCGTTAACTCATCGTAATAACCTACGCCTAAAAACGAATCTTTAGTTGGTTTTAAGAAATTCATTTTAGCAACAGATATAGTTCTAATTCTATCTTCAGGACTTGCCCCTACCGCAAGTTTAGTTCTTGGAAGAACTTCCGCTTCCAAATTTGCATACATCACTAAGCTCTCATGGTCTATTAATCTTTCCTGTATTTTACCCGCAGAATCAATTGTTTTGTTAGGGTCAACAACAATAATATTATTGTAATCAAACTCTACTAATATATCTCCGTTGTTGTCTGCTCTTAAGTTACCTGCCATAATAATAAAAATGATTTTCTAATGCTCCCTTATAGTCCTGTAATGAAGGTAGTAACGGAAATGGTATAATCAATACCGCACCATCATATATGGTATTTTCTAAACCACCAAATTGAGGATTTGCTTGAAGTATCAACCACCCAAAATATGGTGAGTCATAATAATCCTGAGATACTTTATCCAATCGACTTCTACCCACTTTATAAATAAATGCTTTATCCGTAGGTTTTTGAGGTAACTGCACGTAAGGTACAACGGTTTGTTCACCGTTAATTAGAAATTCACTATACCTATTCCAATATTGAAATGCCATTAATTAAGTTTTACTTTTGATATGTATGCTCCTGT